CTTTAGAGGCGATGTCCCTCGAACGAGTGTTCGTGGATAACGTCCTGAAGCCTGGGTTGGGCACGTCTTCCGACGTCCCAAAGTCCGGAGGCCTTACGGCCAACGGGCTCTTGATGGCGGTCCGTGCAACCCCAGCCATGACTTTGGCTGGCTTCCCTATTCTTTCCAGGCTACATGCGATAGATGAACCTGCTGGGAAAGTAAGAGTCGTTGCGATCTGCGATTATTGGACCCAAGCAGCCTTGAAGTCTGTGCATGAACATCTCTTTACCCTTCTCAGAGGAATTGCGTCTAATGACGCTACCTTTGATCAGGACGGAGTTGTTGAAGCATATTTCCGACGTGGATTACATCCACATTGGTCTTTCGACTTAAAGACTGCGACAGATTCAATCCCACTAGCACTTTATAAAGAGGTGCTGGTTCCTTTTCTTTCGATGAAAGATGAGGATCCTGGCGTCGCCAAGGAGAGAGTGGATCTGTGGGCTTCAATTCTCACAGACCGTGACTTTTACCTCCCAGTTAATAAGGGTGACGAGCAAGCAAAGGCGGTTCGGTATGGGACCGGACAGCCGATGGGTGCTCTGTCTTCCTGGGCGTCGATGGCGTTGGTACACCATAGCCTAGTGCAGTTTGCTCATTACAAGGCAACACTGAAAGAGGAGTGGTTTACTGACTACCTTATCTTAGGAGATGATGTCGACATCGCCTCTTCGGAAGCTGTTAGTACAGCTTACAAGGAGGTATGTGCCGATTTCTCAATCACCATCGGACTAGCAAAGTCGTTGCAATCTGAAAAGAATTGCTTCGAGTTCGCTAACCGACGGTACGTCCCAGAGGGGGATATCTCTCCGTTGTCGTTTCGTGAAGAGCTAGCATGCTCAACATGGACGCAGCGGTTAGAATTCTCCAAAAGGATTCTCCGAAGGGTAGGGAAACCGTTGACAGAGGTTTCTGCCTTACTACGTAGGGCGGTCACTTCAGCTCAGTGGACAGTCCTCACTCCGGAGATGTCTGGGCGACGACCTTCGTCGATCCTCAGACTTGTTCACTTTTGTCTGCTAAACCCTCTTCAGTCAAAGACTGATAGGGAGGGTCTTAGCATATCTTCCGTTCTCGACTGGCTGACGAATGTCCTGCCAGAAGAGGATATTGCGATAATACGCAAGATCAAGGTTGATAGTGTTCAAGCCCGGAATCTGAGTCGACGCTTGGTAGAACATCTTCGCGAGAAGATTTTCGAAGAGTTGTCACGCAAGTTCAAGGGGGAGGGTCTTTTCCACTGGATCCATATCGAGGAACCCGTAGATCCCGACGTCGTCGAGAAACTGCGGTTTTCAAGAGAGGGACCCCTTGGTCAAAACGCTCCCCTGGCAAATAATTTAGCCGGCCGGATCGGTCAGCTGCCTTATGTGCCTGAATGCGCACGCTCCGCCATAGATGAGGGCCTCGCCATTATCGATGAGCAAGTCTTGCTCTACCGAGATAATGACATGGTCCTCTCATACTGCCCTCCCCTGAGCCCGGTGTCTTGGTATTATTTTAGATTGTGTGTTTTTGACACGAATCGACAGATAATGTCCAAGGCATTCAAACTCTGGGATAGAGCAGATGATTTGGCGAAACGTCT